AATAAGGGTTTGATTATTAGAATATACCAGAGAAGCGGATATATTATCTGGAGGAGATTGGTTAGATGTTGCAAAATTGATAAACTTACCTTTTCCTGTGGTTTTAGCCCAAAAAGAAATAATAACAGGCCTGCCAACAATAGGAGGAATAATAGCGTTTATACCACGATAATTGTCATTTGTAATTTTTCTTATTACATTACCATTGAACCGCTCAGCAATAACCTCTCCTGCATTTCTACTCCAAGTAAATCCCATATGGTTAGACTGTTCGTTCACAATGAATTCCTTTGTTTCTCTAAGTAAATTCCTTCCTCCTACCTGTATCCCCTCAATTGCTGTTTTAACATTCTCAGTAGTAGCAAGGTTATTAGGTTTTCTGTCTATATCATCCCAGTTGTGCCTATGTGTGCGGAGTGCGTACTCGTTATGGGTATGTGTCTTAGATGAATATTGTTCGTCGTGATTGTGTCCTATCAATGAATAACGACCATCTAACGATACACTAATCTCATTGCCATCGCTCTTTACCCCTGTAAGAACTCCAGTGTTTTCATTGAAGTTCAACGAGTTCATATGCACATCAGCAAGAGGTATATGGTCGTTATCTTTAAAAGGGGCTTGCATTACAGTGCTGTCGGCAAATGTTATAGTAATTATCTTATTTACATCACCAGTAACCGTAATATTAGCAACACGTTTAAGCGCATTTTCTTCATTCTTTCGCTTTTCTTCATTGGTATAATCATTAGACGATAGCCCCTTACCCGCTACTTTATCTACCTTTTTATCAATATCAGACTTCAAACTCGATGCATTACCCGTGTAAGTACCTTTTGGCAGCAAGCCCGATGTATCTACCTGCTGTAAGCCTTCTAACTTATTCTTATGCTCATTGCTAAAGTCGTTCGAAGAAAGCCCCTTATTTGCATCCTTGTTTACCTTTCTCTCTAATTCTGTAGCCAATAATTCAAAAGTTTCAGCGATACGTTCCTTAGTATTACCTCCCTCTACTGTTTCATTCCTTATAAGTCTAATATTATTGTCTAAACTTCCCATATCATTTTTTTATTCAAACGTATTATCAAAAGAAAAATCAAATATCTTTCGTTTTCTCTCCGAAAGTCCGCTATCAAAACGATTACGCTTCTGTGTCCCATCAATTCCCTCTGATGCCCACACTAATACCATTTGTCGTTCTGTTAGTCCTGATGGAGTGTTTAATGTTACAGATACCCCATTAGTATTATAATCACGAGTTGCTGAAGTTAGTACCAATCCGGCCCCAAATCCTAACACCTCAAATATTCCATTGATAGTTTCTACAACCATTACCCACGTACCATTACTCAATGCGCTAACCGCTTGTACACATTCATTAGTATTGCGAGTGTCTCCTATGCGTATTGTTATCTCCTGAGTATACACCCCACTATTATAGCGCATAACTCCATTAATCTTATAATATTCCTGAAGTTCTAACATACTGCCACTTTTGCCTCCTTTCAGATACAAGTCTACTGTAGCAGTACCATAACCTACAACGCTGCGAACCCTATCTACATCTTCATATCTAATCATTAGCACTCTGTGCTTCACACCCTTCAGGGGCTTATAACCACAATCCGTACTAATATCTTTTAATCCTAATGTACATCTCATATCAGTTGCATTCTCATTCTTGATTTATACGCTCTATTACGCTCACTACAACCATCATTACAATCGCTTATATTAGAGGCAGTCCTATCAAGGTATCGCTTACAGTCTTCCCACAGCATATCTGCTTGTTGCTTGTACATCGTTCGCACATCACGCCGTTCCGTTTGGCTTATCGTCTCCCCGTCCTGATTTTCTTTCACTTTAATACCCATCGGAGTATCTACCTGATGCCCCACGAATATATACCGTGCGTATGCAAAGTATGCTAAAACCGCCTTTAACCCTGCAAATTCGTACTTTTTGCCCTCAAAGGTATAACTACCCCCATCAAGCAACAAGGTATAATTCCTTACAGGTGTCTCACTTGTCAAATCCTGAAAAAAAGACTCGCAAACCAGCCCCTTAAGGTCAAACATTTGCGCCTCCCTTATAAAGCGGTTAAAATCCTCCTCCTTTCTGAAGAGCGAAACGCTCAAATACTTGCTGCACTCCTGCTTATTTACCAATAACTTCATTTGCTAATCTACTAATTTGCTAATTTCAAAAAGCCCATTTGCCGAAATATCCCTTACAAAGCCATCGAATAATTCCTCAAACATCTCCTGCACATCTTGTCGCTCCTCTTGCATTTGCTCTTGCATAAAAATACGTGCTTCCTTAAGGCTCTCCCCAGAAGTGTTACCAAGTTTACCTTCTACATAATCAATTAGTACAGGGGGTACATTACCATAACTTTTGCGAATATTGTTAGCCGTCTTCTCATCAGCGTACTGAAACATATCCGCCTTAATGTTGCTCTCTATCGGTTTAATCAGCACGCTATTCTCCAGCTTATCCCCCTGCATTTCTGTCTCAAAGTGAAATACAGATTGTTCAGCCTCCACGCCTATGCTCTTCTTAAGTTCATTCCTGAAGTCCTCACGTTCCGCCTCGCTCTCCATCGGTAGCGTAACGAATGAATAAGTGCCAAAAAATCCCTTCTTAAATCCGTTGCGGGTAAATATTCCTGATAGTCGTTCACTCTCACAATCCAATAGCACTACATCAGCCCACGCCAACGGGTAGGTATCATTCCTATCAAGGTTTAAGAAAAACACTTGCCCCTTATACTTATCCCAACCACCAGCCTTTACCACTTGTGCTTCTATCACTTCCGGACGAGGGTCGTACCGGTCAATCGCCACCACGCTCTTATCCTTATCCTTAGCATTCGTTATCTTATCCCAGTCGTTATAAACCAGCACTTTGCCCCTATAACTACTGCTATCCTTAGCCCCCAGACGGCAATTCTTATACGGCAACACCTGCACGCTTGTCTTCTCATAGAAGCCATTGTAATTCACGTGCACGAATGCCCCTTTGTGCATTGCGATGCTCCTCGATACCTTTTTCAGCAAGTCGTTAGGGGTCTCCCGTTTATCATTTATGAACAACTCATCTTTTCTAAATCGAACCCCTTGCGACCTTGCTTGCTCACGCCTTTCAATCTCCAATGCAAATCCACGTCCGTAGATAAAATCAGCAATCACCCCCGCACAAGCACGAGCCGTTGGCGAACCTGCCACCAACTGCTCAATGATTGTAGGGTAATCGTTATTCTGACCGTTAGCCAAATACGGAAATCCTTTAAACTTCCCGCTATTTGTCTTCCTGTCCTCTTTTGCTAACTCTATCGCCTTCAGCCTTGCCATTGTTGATTGTCAATTGATAATGTTACTTAATGAGTTCTTTCCAATTCTCAGGATACAAATCAAAGTTCGCAATCCTATTAGGGTTAATCTTAAGGTATCGTACCGCAATCTCATTCGTTAGCGTATCATTGTTAAAAAACTCCCCGCTACCAAAATCCATCGCTAACGAAGTAATACCCGCACGCAATCTAAACTTGCAAGGCTCATTACTATCTTCCTCCTTAACCGATTGTTCTCCTTCTGATGAAAGAGTTACTTCACTTCCTAATTCACTAATTTGCTCATTAGTTAATTCTTCTTGTGTGTTTTGTTCTTTCTTTGCCATAACATTCATTTTATTAAGTTCGTCAATCCCTTCATTACACAGCCTATCCCAGTAGCCGCGCAACTTCTGAGGGCAACTCTCACAGAGGTTATCTCTGCCAAACAAGTAAGCATAAAAGGCGATGAAGGTCTCTTTGTCCTCCCTCACCGCCTTATCATAACCACCATTTATCAGCCCCTTTAATATTTCTTCAGTGAAAACCATAGTATGCTAATTTGCTAATTGGCTAATTAAGCAGCCAGTTTCTTGTCAAATTTTTTCTTAGTAGTTGCGTAATCAGTCTCAAGCCACTTCAGGGCTACATTAGGCTCTTTCTGATTAGCAGGAGTAGATATAGTGAACTTAAACGCCCCACCATTCGTACGGCCTTCGCCCTCTGTTACCTCCAGCCCTACAAAGAAGCCTAATATGTCAAAACTGCTTGCCCCTTTCGCTTTGTGCTCAATTACCGCAACCAATTGCGCCCCGTTTACAAACTGGTCAATTTGCGCGTAATCATCAGCACTTTTGCCATACACTGTTATCCCTATTGAGTGCTTATAGCCGTTGTAATCATCATCTGAAATCTCCGGCTTAATACTCTCCGATATATGTGTCTCTTTGAAGTTATCAAAAAAATACCCTGTTTTGCCACTCTTCAGCACCAGCGTATTCATTTTATTTTTGTCAGCCTCAATTGTAGTTGCAGCGAAGTCAATATCAGCCCTATTGATAAGCAATATGCGCTTTTCAATACCCTTCACCTTATCATCACAATCAAAGGTCAAATCCTTACTTAATACATTAACACATTGTGCCATAATTCAATATTAATTTGTTATTTTATTAATTTGTCAATTAGCAAATACACTAATCTGCTAATTGACAAATTTGCTAATTCTTAAATCGCCATCGCCCCAGTGGTGCCAATCACACGTTGAAAGTCCATACTGTAAGCCGCCTTCAAATACACGTGCTCATCTTTACCGCCTATGTATTCTATTTCGATATCTTTCAAAGAACTATCAGAATCGATACCCAACTGGCATTCCGATTTATCCAACAATATCACACGGTGAGGGTTATCCCACTTAGTACCATTGCTGAAATCCCTACGAATAATCTCATCAAACCAGCGATGCGTTACAATAGGCACACCTTCAAACTCTGCTGCTTCATAGCCGCCCTCCATCTTAGTAAGCGTTAGTTCGTTCTTGTACTCGCTTCTTAAGTACCTCGATAGGTTCGTTACCATTGAGTGAGTAGCCAAGAATATAGGCTGCGCTCCTTGTGCAAAGGTTAAAGGGTCTGCAGCGTCCAAAAGTGCTGTAAAAGCATTAAATGCTGTATCCCTTGCTAACGCTTTTTGTGCCGCAAAAGTCGTCTGAGCATTCTCTGCAATTGTTACGCGCTTGCTCGTGTCAGTAGTTACCATCTTCAAGAATTGAGTGTATAAACCATCTATAGCATTATAGTTCTCTTTTGCAACCCCTGTTTTCAAATTCTCACTACCACTGCCAGAGCCTACATTGCTCGCTTGAGTGTTTCCAAAGAAAGCAAACTTATTAAAGTCCGCTTGTATAGCGTTTCCAAAGCGTTCTGCCAAGAAGTTCACAAAATCTGTGTCCTCAATATGCAATTTCTTAATACCCTTCACTCTTGCCCATTGCAGGAATGAGTTTTCAAGCGTACTATAACATTCTGATATAGTAGCCCTCAACGATACAGGGTTCCACCAGCCCGTACGCACTGGCACATCAAAAGGAGTGGGTTCCATACCGCAACCCGTATCCTTACGTGTTACACCCTCTACAGCCCCGTAGTAACCATATTCAGTTTTAGTCGTAACACCCTCTACGATGGTCATCGCTGCCTTAGTGTCAGCCATACCCAGCGAACGCTCCTCCACCAAGTCCTTAATATCCTCGATATACTCCTTAGTGCGCTCCTGCTCTTTGATAAAATCTTTTAATTTCGTTTTTGCCATAATTCACCTTATATTTTTACATTACTTTTTGTAAGACTCCTTTCTCTCTTTTATATCCTCTAAGCTGAATTTTTTCTTACTACACTCAGCAGTTGCATTACTTACGCTACCCTCGTCTTCCACTTCAAATTTGCTTTGCGTTTTCTCAATTCTTGCAAATCTCTTTTCAATTGCAGTAATTTTTTCAGCCATCATATTGAAGCCTTTCATTACCGCTTGCGCAAACTCATCATCAGCGCTCGCTCCCTTGTCAGACTCTTTACCCTCGTCTTTAGGAGTTTCTTTTTCCTTAATCTCCTTTATCACGCCCCCTTCTACTACAAGGGTGCGCTCGTCTTTCAGCAAATAATCGCCATCAGCAAGAGGCTTTTCAGCATCCTCGCCTCCGTCCGTCTTTTGCTTCACCTTATCTCCTACAGCAGGCTCTTCAGCCTCTGTTTCTACCGTGATAATATCACCATTTGCCAGCGTCAAATCCACATCAAATAATGATTTACCAAACATTGCCACTAAGGCACGTGCAAAAACACCTTTTTTCATATTTTTCATATTCTTCTTATTGTTTTTTCTACCCAAATAAGCCTCGTAACGGCTAAAAAAATCCCCTAATATCTTAGGCTCTTTCTCTAAAATCTCAAATATTTGAGGGTTTTCGTCCAAAAAATCTGTGATTTTCACCCCCAAATCATCTGCTGAATGAAAAAGACTATCAGTAGCTGCAGGGTCATCTACCAAATCCGAAGAAATCCATTCTATCAGTTCGTGCCCAAAAGCCTCTTTCTTTTCCCCGTCTTCCTCGTACTCTTCAATTACGTAATTTGCTAAAATCACAATCGAATTTCCAAACATATCCGAGTTGCTTTGTGCCATTCGCATAATGTAATCATACATCGTAATGCCACGCCCTTCCACGTTCGTATCCTTTGCAATCTCATCAAGGTACAAGTCACCAAACAGCTTCTCATCTTCTACTCTGAAGTTCTTGTATCTACCAATGTAAGAGCCTAAAGAGTTATTACACATCGTAGGGTGTCCAAAGCGTGCCTTAATGTAGCCGCGCTCCTCGCCTTTATCCTTCAATTCATTTAGAAAACGTTCGGAAAAGTACGTCCCATTCTTATTCATACCCTTCTGAGCGAGCACCACGCCGTATATAACGCCTTTTTCAGCGTCAATCTGTTGCGCGCTCGCTTTGTTATACTCCGGATTTGCTCTAAACTGATACTTTTTCATTGCATTTTATTTCATTACATTTGCAAAATTAATGATAAAGGCAGCATCGTGTTGCTAATTTATGTTAGCAATCATTTATGTAAGTAATACCTACTTTTGCAATGTGATACGCTTGCGGGTCTTAATATTTTATTTTTCATTTTAGACGAAAAAAAGCACGCTAAAATAGCGTGCAAAAAAAAACACCTATTGCAGTAGGTGTTTTTTTAGTATCATTAATCATTAGCGAGGCTTTTAAAGTAATAATAAAACAGACCCTTCGTCCGTATTCCCATCTCCCTATGTCCGTTCACCAGTGCCGAAATCTCTGCCTTAGCTAGCCCCAAATCCTTTACCAGTTGCTTATTACCTACCTTATAGCGGTTCATTCTCTCCTGTATCCATTCCGGCGTTACCACCTGAGCCGGAGCCTCTATGTATTTTGTTGCTCCAATCCTCAATTCCCAGCCCTCAAACAAAGGCGCAAAAAGTCCCCGCGCACGTTCCATCAATGCCGCCTCGTCTAAGTAATTATCAGCCGGACTGCGTTCCTGCCATACCGCAATCACAAGTTCATTTTTTTCTTTATTAAGAGCCATTATTTTAAAGAATATCCGCGCATACCGCTGATACTGCAATGCCATTTGCTCCAACCTTTCCAGCTGCTCTACTGATAGCAAATCCTTAATCTTATGTACTGCTTTTACATTCATATTACTATTATTTTAAAGAAAGGGGAGGAGTTTTACCTCCCCTTATCATTGTTACAACTCAATTACATTTGCATTCCCTATATCGAAGATAGCTAACTGCTCATTTGCCCTTCCCAGTGATAGTGCTGCTTGCAACTCTTCTACTATCATTACACAGTCGTAATAAAATCGCTTGCTCTGATTATCATACCAACCTCCCACTACATAGGTACTTTGCTTTGCAATCTCAATCACCCTCTTAAGTCCTTCATCTCCAAAACTATCTTGCGTCATCTTCATTGCTACACAATAGCCATTTTTAGGAGTTTGAAAATCTAACAATGAAATTGTGAACCCTTCTTTGTTAGCCTCTGCAATCTGTTTTACTTTATCAAATGTATTCATTTTCTTTTCGGCAGTCTTTATTCAGTCGCCCGCTGTCTTATTATTTAACGATGCAAAGATACGGCAAAAGTTTTAATTATGCAAACTTTTTAGCAAAAATTTTTCAACTTTTTTCATACCATACCCCGCATTCTACCAACTCCCCCGCATCATTCTTCATATACAAAACGCGCCCCTTATTAGTCGTCTCCTTTGTAGCGGTGATTAATTCCCTAACATCTACATCGAGGGCGTTAGCTAATTCAATAAGCACCTTTAAAGACGGGTTACCAGTAATACGAGCGTTTAATGCCTGATAGGTTATTCCCAGCGCATTCGCTAAATCATTCAAAGCGATACCCTTTTCTTTTGCAATCTCTTTTATACGTAACATACACTTATAATATTTTAGTTATCACGGTGCAAAGATAATAAATAAAACTATACTTTTATATAAATCAAAAAAAATAAAAAAATAATTTGTAAAAAACTTGTGTATATAAAATTATTGTTTTATCTTTGCAGCGTAAAAATAAAACAATAGTTTCAAACTCAATTTAATAACCTTTTAAATCAATATCAAAATGAAAGCATTAAACAAACAACAAGAAGTACAAGTATATTACGAATGGTGCTATAATAATTATGAAGTGCGCACCAAATTAGAACTCAAAGGACGTGGTATAAAAAAATCAGAATATACTAAAGGCATCTACTTTGTAACCCCAAAAGCACTTGAAAAACTTGAAGAAAAATACATCTGCGCTCGTTATGATGTACATTCATTAAACAACTAATCACAACGCCCTGAGCAAGGCGCAAAAAGGCTCAAAATATTAAAAAAAGTAGTTTTTAGGTACTACCTAATTTTTACCTAATATACATTTGCATCGTAATAATCAATTAAACATTATAACAATGGATATTCAATTTATTCAAATCAGACCCGCAGAGTTAAAAGAACTCATTCAAGAAACAATCAGATGCGCATTTAGAGAGTTTGCAAAAGACTTTCAGCCAAAAGATCTAACGGTATACCTAACACGTAGAGAGGTGCAAAAAATGCTTAATATCAATATGGGCACATTAGACAATTGGACAAAGCAAGGAAAGTTAAAAGCGTACAGAATTGGGGCGCGTATATACTACAAAAGGCACGAGGTAGATGAAGCGTTGGAAGCGTTTAAGTAACTAAGAAAAGCACCTAATTAGGTGCTTTTTCTTTATAATATGCCTCCCAATGTGCTAACAGTTTTTCAGCGTGTTCTTTGGGCGTTACTTTGATATATTTTAAAAAACTTGCCTCTGTTGAGTGCCCCGTAATCTTCATTATCGAAAGCGTTGGAAAATTCATCAGATATAAGTTAGTTGCAAACGAACGCCTGCAAGTGTGCGAACTTATTAGCTGCCATTTCTTAAATACCCCTCTCTCTTTTCTTTTTGTTTTAGGGTTCATCAGCATCCCCTCAACATCATCATTAAAACCTACAGCCTTGCAAACCTCTTTTATAAACTTATTAAAACTACACTCAATAATAGGTTTAGGCATTCCTCTCTTTCTTATCATTTCCTTAATATGATGGTGAAGCGGTATAACAACCTTCGCTCCCGAAGTATTCCGAGTCTTCATAGGCTCCACCTCAATAAACTTACTATCAGGGTCAATTACAGGCAAAGCCATTACATCCGACACCCTCAGCCCCGTCCACAACCCTAAAATCATCAAATCACGTGCATTTTCTAATTTTCTGTCATAAGAAAAATCAAAAGCAATCAGCCTTTCAATCTCATCTTCCGACAACGCTACCGATATACTTTCCTCCTTTGTTTTAGTGAAAGAACTCAAATCATCAGCAATCGTATGCCCTCTTTCTTTTGCTTTTTGCAAAAATATTTTTAATACAGATACAAACGCTCCAACACTATTAGCAGAATATTTTTGTATATTTATACAGAATGTTACAAACTCATCGTTTAGTTGTGCATCATATTCATTAATTTTAATACGTTTATTAGCGTAATTTTCAAAATTAATCAAAGCATTACAAGATTGGTTATAAAGATATATTCGAGACTGGCTGTACTCTCTTCCTGTATTCTTATTAATCGTTCCTTTGATAGAAGAAATAAAATCAGTTATAAAATCAGTAATATACTCAAAACCGTTTGATTTTTCAGGTTTAAACCTGCCATCAAAAGCCTTTTTAAGTTTATCCCGCGTAATCTTTTCTCCATTCAATTTAAAGTTATCAATAAGCGTCACCAATAAATCGTTGTACTGCATAATATAGGTGGTTATTTTACGCAAACGCACCCCATCAGCCCCTTTGCGACTTTTTGGCATACGAGCGTTAAAATCCCAATCTATAGGATTAATTACCTCCCCAGTAGAGTATTTAAATATTTTTTTTTCATCTGAGATGTAGTACTGAATGATAATTATTGTATCTTTGTCACCGTTAGGCTCTTTTAGGTAGAAAAACAT